AGAGGGCAACACGTAAGCCTTTGCATCAACGAGGCCCATTAAGTATTAACGGGGATACAGACCCCAATTTCCACTACAGGTTTGTCAACGACAGAGGTAGTCGTATTGCAAATCATACAGAAGCCGGCTGGGAAATGGTGACTGATGAAACCTTGTTAGTGGGGGATTCACGAGCAAAGGATGCCTCAGATCTAGGTACTGCCAAGAGTGTTACAAGTGACGACGGAACTGTCTCTTTCTTGATGCGAATTAAGAATGAGTATTATGAAGAAGATCGTGCAGCTAAACAAGCTCTGGTAGATGACCAAGAACGGGCACTTAAACCTGATGCCTCTCAAGGAACCTATGGTACTATTAAAGTATCGTAACTCTAGGGAGATTAAAATTATAAGGAAAATGAATGGCTAATATTTCGAAGATTAACGGGTTCAAACCTGTTAAGCATTTGAATGGCTCGCCCTACAATGGGCAAGCTAATATGTATGAAGTCGCTGCTGCGGATACCGATCCGGTATTTGTGGGTGATTTGGTTGTGCTTTCTGCTGCTGCTGCTACTGCTGGACTGCCCGCTGTTAAGGCTTTGGTAGGTGCTTCTGCTCAGGTAGCGGCTGGGGTTATTGTTGGGGCTGTCGTTGGTATTATCAATACCAAGGTAGATCCGCTCGATGGTAACATGTCGGCTGGTTCTATTTCGCTTGATACCCCGCAGTATCGCCCCGCTTCGACTAAGCAACTTATCCTGGTTGCGGATAGTCCTGATATCATCTTTGAAACGGAAGCTGATGCTTCTGTCGCTTTGGCTGATGTAGGTCTTAACGTAGGTGTTGGTGCTACGGCACACACAAACCCGTTGCTGACTGGTAACTCACCTATGTATGCGTATTCAACTACGGCTCCAAGTGCCTCGGCAACTCGACCACTCCAGATTCTTGGTATTGTCAAGCGTCCAGATAACCAAGCTGTGTCCGCCTTTAACAAGGTGCTAGTCAAAATCACCACCCATGCATACGGTAATGCCGTTGCTGGCGTTTAAGGAGGTATAGTATATGGGTATTATCACATCGTCCAGCTTTGCCAAGCTGCTTTGGCCTGGCCTGAACTCTATTTATGGTAAATCGTATAATGATTACCCTGTAGAGTGGGATAAATTGTTTGAAAAGAACACCTCGGATCGTGCTTATGAAGAGGATCTGGGTCTTAGTTCGTTTGGTCTGGCTTCGGTTAAGACTGAGGGCGCTCCGATCACGTATGATACTGAGCGTCAGGGCTTCACGTCGCGTTATAACAACGTTGTGTATGCTCTGGGTTTCATTATCACCCGTGAAATCTACGAGGATGACCAGTATGGTAAGGTTGGTGCCCAGAAGGCTAAGGCTCTTGCCCGTTCTATGCGGCAGACGAAGGAAATTGTGGGTGCTGGCATCTACAACAACGCTTTTGCTGGTTCTGGTAAGCTTGGCGGCGACGGTAAGACGATGATTGCAACTGACCACTTGAATGTGGCTGGTGGTACCTTCTCGAATCGTATTGCAACTGACTCGGATCTGAGTGAAGCGGCTCTGGAACAAGCAGTTATTGATATTGCGGGTTTCCGTGATGATCGTGGTCTCCTGATCGCGGCTCGTCCTGAGAAGTTGATTATCCCTTATCAACTGCAATTCGAAGCCAAGCGTATTCTTGGTGCAGATGGTCGTGTTGGTACGGACCTGAATGATCCGAACGTTATCAAGGATATGGGTATCTTCAGTAATGTGGTTATCAACCACTACCTGACTGACCCGGATGCTTGGTTCATCCTGACTAACGTTAAGGATGGGGTTAAATACTTTGAACGTCGTGGTGACCAGTTTGAAATGGATAACGATTTCGATACTGAGAATGCTAAGTTCAAGGCTACGGCCCGCTACGCTTTCGGTTGGTCTGATCCGCGTGCTGTGTACGGTTCGCCGGGCGCTTAAGTAGTTTAATGGGGTTACCCAGACAATTGGAGTCTGGTTAATCCCCTTAGGAGACATATATGGCAGTAGGTATTGTTGGTCCGGCTGGTGTGTCCGTTATCACTCCTGCATCTAAAGAGGTACAAGAAAAGTTTGGTATTCTTGAAGTGGCAGATAATGCCACGGGATTTGCCGCTTTTGGGATACCAAAGGATGCTTTCATCTGTGGTATTTATACAATTTGCACTGGAGCAAATATCACACAAACGGTAAATGTTGGTTTTACTAATGGGGGTGTTGAGTTACTTAACGCCTTTGCACCAAACTCAACTGGATACTCTCCGGGATTGGCGCAAACTGGTACCTCTGTTGGTACGAAGCTTACGGCAGATAAGTTGGTTTACTTAAAAGCTAGTGCAACACTTACCACTCCGGTTGTTGTCAAGGTGGAATACTACATTCCCTCCCAAGGACAAAACCTGTAAACACACTACATAAGTAGTGTACCCATAGGGGGTATCTCTTAATCGGAGTACCCCCTATAATTTTATTAAGGAATACAAATGCGCCCACAAGTAATTACGCAGTCTGGTACAGGAACCTCCGCATGGATTCCATTAGACTATAAACAAGCCCCCTTTAATGTTGGTATGGGAGCCGTAGTAACAGGAACAATTACTTTTGATGTTGAACACACCTTTGATGATGTCTATGACTCTACAGTAACTCCGACAGCTTTTAAGAATTCTACGATTGTTGGGAAGACAGCGAACACAGACAGTAATTATGCCTTCCCTATTCGTGCAGTACGTATCAATAATACAGCAGGTACTGGTAGTGTAACATTGACAATCTTACAGGGAATACGATAATGACTGTCTCAGTTGGTACTGGGGTTTCTATAGGGAACTTAGTTACTTCTACCGTCGACCCTGACACCGGGGGGAGTAGATTATCTGCGGGCGACAAGGACTTTGTGATTGGATCTCCTGCGTCCCGACTGGTCATTTGGGGCGACTCCTTTGCGATGACCAGCACAACGACGACAACGCCTACCTCTGCATCTGCATCCGGCGGCGTTGTCACTATCGTTAAAACCGCACACGGCTTATACAACGGTCAGCGCATGAACCATATTGGATTCTCTCAGCCCCTGGCTAATGTGTTTGACTCGCTTATTACCCGAATTGACGCCAACAGCTATAGCTACTCTGCGCCCGGCCTTGCTGACGGAGCCCTATCTTCGGGTGCTGGATGGCAGAGCGTGGCTGCGGACTATTACAGCCAGGCCCGAATCGGTAGCAATATCAGCCGGCGCAGCAAAGCCGCTTTTGACGTCTCAAAGAGCGCCGGTCTTGGGTCACACCGCACAGACCAGACGCTTGCATACCTCGATTACGTGCGCAGCCTGCGGCCTGATGTTCTTGCGATTGTCGAGGGCTACAACGATATCGCGCAGGGAATTGCGAAAGAAGTCACGCTGGCGAACATCGTGGCGAAGATCAACGCTTTCCCCGGCGTCCCGAAACTTGTCAGTTCGCTGTCTCCCTGGCTTGCTGGAGCTACAGCGAACGGCGCAACCGGCCGGCAGAAGGTCGTTTGGATCAACAAACAACTCGCCGCGCTGTGCCGACAGCTGCCCGGCTGTTACTTCATCGACATTTACTCCAAGTCCGTCAACCCCTTGACTGGGCTTGCTAAGGCCGGCTGGATTTCTGCGACCGACAGCATTCACCCAACCGCGATATGGGCGGACACGTGGGCGCAGATGGCTATTGCCGCGCTTGCTGGCGATAACTTAAAGCCGCATGCTCTGACTGCTAGTTTTGAGGACAATAAAGCCACAGACGCAACGAACACGAACCTCAACCCAAACGCGCCATGGACTAACACCGGGGGAAACGCGGGCGGATTCGGAACGGCGGCAGCCGGCGTCACGATTGCCCGCGAAACGGGAACGCCTGGAGTTATTGCGTCAGTCGTTACAGACTCCGAGGGGGTCGGCTATGCGCAGCGCGTCGTTATCACGCCGGGGGCAGCCAGTGACCAGGTTCGCATTACGTTTGCACTGACCGCCGCGGATTTTGTTGCCGGGGCATCGCTGTTTGTCAAAGCGAAAATAAACACCGTCAATTTCTCAACGTCAAATTGCTCCCAGGTATTTAGTCAGTTCATCTTTGTTGATGACACCGGCACGCGAACAATTTGGGACGGCATCGGCAGCCCAGTTACTGGAGAGTTCATCCAGTCGGACTACGTTGATGCGGTCATCGGGTGGGATGGCTTGAAAGTGCCAAACGCCCCACTGACGCTCGCTCGGTTTGATGTGGTCGTGAAGTTTTCGGCCGCATCGGTCACGCCGATGACGCTTGACGTATCACGGGTTTCTACGGATCAAATGTAATTATCTTAATTCAAAAACAAACGCTCTCTACATGAACATCTATTATTCCAGGTGTTATTTATTTTAAAGGAAACATATGGCAAGAAATCAATACATGTCTGGACAATGGAATGTCATCTGCGATTCATGTGGAAAGAAGATCAAGGCAGGCGAGGCTCGTAAACGGTGGGATGGCTTTATCGTCTGCCCAGAGGATTACGAGCAGCGGCACAGCCAAGATTTTGTTCGTGCTAGACAGGATAAGATTACTGTGCCTTTCACACGACCTAGACCTGTAGATACATTTGTCCCCACATATTACATTACTTATTGTGATGCGGGGTACTATAAAAATCCTGTTGGACAGCAATACATTACCGAGATTATATAAATGACGATAATAGTAACCAGAATAGGGAAAGGTTCCAGTCTATCCTATGAAGAGATGGATAGTAATTTTACCAATCTGAATACAGATAAGCTAGAAGTGAATTCCCCAGCTAGTGATATAGCGAACACTCCAGCGGGTAGTATCAGTGCCACCACTGTTCAAGCTGCTTTAAACGAGTTAGATACGGATAAGGCTCCTATAGCCTCCCCAGTCTTTACTGGTACAGTAACATCACCAACTAATTACAATGTCTCTGGATCTTATGGAGCATTACAAGTAAGTGGTGTAGATACCATGAGATTTGGTAGTGATGTAAGTGGGCAGTTAGCTGGAGGTAGAAATAGATTTATTAATAGTAACTTTAAAATAAATCAAGGAGGTGTCAGTGGTACTGTTGTACTTACTGCCGGACAGTATGGACACGATGGGTGGAAGGCTGGAGCGGCGGGTTGTACATACACCTTCGCCACTGTAAGCAATGTCACTACTGTTACTATATCATCCGGAAGTTTGATACAAGTAGTTGATGGGGCCTTTATCCAGACCGGATTATATACTGTCTCTTGGAGTGGAACATCACAGTGTAAATTCTGGACTAATTCCTTTACAACCTCTCCACATACCGGAACATTAGTGGGAGGGACAAACGCTCCTATGGAATTTAGTACCGGCACACTTATCCTACCTCAGATAGAGTTTGGTTCTATTGCTAGTGCAAGGGAATTTCGTGATGATGAGTTAGCTCGCTGTATGTATTATCATGAACAAACACTTGGATTTGGTTTTAGTAAGATTGTGTATGTTCTTAATACCGGGACAATCCAGGGATTCTCTTTTATGACCCCCAAAAGAGTAGCACCAACCGTTACTATATACACAAGGAATGGTGTTATCAATCTAGTAACAAATACAAGTAATGGTGCGGACGCAGGCGGGGCGGGTTGTGTGGCCAGTGGAATAACAACGTATGGTGTCTTTGCTATTACTGATGCAGCATCCCCTTTTGGGGGCATCTCTTCTGTTGATTTTCTTTACACAGCAAGTGCGAGGTTATAAATGAGTATTTATTCTTTAACCACTACAGATGAGGTTGTATATAATAACTGTACAACTATTCCGAAGGATGTGAATAACGTGGATTATCAGGCGTATTTAATTTGGTTATCTGAGGGAAATACCCCAACTCCACTGCCTGTTCCAAGTAAAGCAACATTATTAACTAAAGCATTAATAGGGTTAAACACACAGTATAAATCGAATTTACAAGAAGCTCAGTTAGCTTGGTTGTCCGCTGCTGTGTTTGATGGTGTCACTGAAGAAGAAAAGAAGGTTCTAATACAAGAAGATATAACACTAGTTAAAGAAACCTATCTTTTAGATAAAGCTGCATTAAAATTACAATATAGTTAGGAGATACCATGGAAAGTGTAATTACTGTTATTAGAAAGCGTTGCCCGTTGGATGCCACTATCTTAGTACGACAAGAGGTAGAGGGCCTCTTAGGGTGGTATTGCCCTGAATGTGAATACTTCGAGCCGGATGCCCTATAAGCATTATGGAGAACAGAACATACGAAGATATTAGAAAGGAATTTGATTTCCTTTTACAACAGCACCGAGATGATGAGGCAGAGAAGTTTGTCTTAATTCAAGTAGATATAAAACAACTTCGACAGGATATGACAGCTTTCACAGAGGCTTGGCAACAAGCCAGAGGGGTTGTCGTATTTATCAAGTGGATGGTTAGTATTGCGGGTGGTGTCGCTGCCTTCTTACTTTTTATTAAGGATCATGTAAAATGACATCAGGAACAACCACATTCTCTGTTACACGCGACGATATCATTAAAGGGGCTTTACGTAAGATAGGTGTGGTTGCGCAAGGCGAGTTGCCTACAGCAGATCAAACTACAGAGGCTGCTTTTGCACTCAATCTTTTAGTGAAGGCATGGGAAGCTGACGGGATGCCTTTGTGGGCATTACGTACTACGCCAATCCCACTAACTGCTAATAAGAAAGACTACACAATTGGAATAGGGAAAGATGTAGTTACAGATAAACCCCTCAAAGTATTACAGGCATGGAATCGCTCTACTGGGAATGTTGATATCCCCATGCGCTTGCTTACCAAACAAGAATATAACATCCTTGGTAATAAGTCCACGACAGGTAAGCCGATTCAATTGTACTACGAACCTAGTGCAAACTACGGGACTGTTTTTCTCTTTCCTACACCGGCTGCTGCCGATGTGCTTGAGTCCACTATATATATAGTTTATCAAAGACCATACGAAGATTTTAATATTTCTACGGATACGCCAGATTTTCCACAAGAATGGTATGATGCTATTCTTTATGGACTGGCTGTTCGATTGGCCCCAGAATATGGTGTCCCGATAGATCAACGGCAAGTGCTTGGACGTGAGGCTGCCGATATCAAGGCTGCTGCAATGTCGTTCGGAACAGAGGAGGGTTCAATGTATTTTGGTGTCGAGCGTAGAGGATGGTAACACAACTACAAGATGTTGCTAATACAGTAGCCAAGGAGAAGATCAGTAGTGATCGGTTACGGAATGAAGAAATTCGTCGTAGCATGGCAGACCCCTGGAGTGCCCCTATAGAGGCCACAAGCTCTGGTAGTGGTACTACCCCTTCAAGTCTCACTCAAGTATCAACCACGCCCTCTGGTGTGGCTCCTACAATGGCTAGTACGTATAGCAACCTAAAGAATAATTTCCAGGCCCTTGGGTTAGACGATACAACAAACTCCGTGGCTAATAACTCAAAGGCTACTGATTCTTTTGGATCAACAACCAATTGGAAGACCCAGGGTTGGGCACCTGGAGCAGCATCCGTAGGAGCCAATCTACTGGGTGCGGGGAATTACTCTGGTTTAGCGGGGGCTGCTACCAGTTTAATGCAAGGTAACACTACAGGAGCCACTGCTGGACTTGCCTCTACCATAACAAATGCTCTTAGCAAAGGACAGTATCCTGGATTAGGTAGTGCTGTTGGAACAGTTGTTGGTGGTGTTCTTGGAGATAAGAGTGCCTCTGACATTGGAAAGAGTCTCTTTAACTCTGGTCTTGGTACTCTGTTTGGTCTTGCTAATCCGGTTGCGGGTATAGGATATAATGTAGCCCGGATGCTTGGTGTAGATCCGGCACGTGGATTGTCTTCTTTATTTGACACAAAGAATTATGCAGCAGAGGGTGGGCACGTAGGTGGGTTTGTTACACCACAGTCAGATTACTCTGGCTATACCCCCGGACAGGCATACGAACCCGGCGCAAATAATCTAAGTACAGTGGTTACAGAGGTTGCTCCAGAAACTGCCACGGATTATGGCTACTCCCCTGAAGGATATGGATCTGGTGAATGGACACCCTCTCTAGGATCTATATTTAATAATGGACCGCTAAGTGGTGGGACATCCGGATATTCTCCAGGAACATACCACTATGGGTATAGTAACCCTGCCGCAAGTTATGGTGGATGGTCTAGTAGTTCAAGTAATGGAGATAGTGGAGGTGATTAATGGCACAAGCAACTAAAAAGAATAAGTATCAAGTACAAGAGGTTCGTGTGCCTTTAATTGGCTCTATGACTAATCGCTCTGAGGATGTATCGAAGGATCAGAGGTTTGTCAACATCTTTCCGGAGACACGTAAAGTAGAGGCAATTGAAAGCACCCGAATATTTCTTAATAAACGTCCGGGTCTTTCTTTATATAAAGTATTTGGGTCTGGGCAAGGTAGAGGGATTATCTGGTTTCGTAGTAGATTCTATGCAGCGATTGATGGTAAGATATATGAGGATGGCGTAACACCAACAGCAGTTATTACTCTAGTAGATGCCAGCACCCGAGTTGGTATGATTGTATGCAACTCCGCCTCTATTGGGGATTATTTATTTATTTGTGATGGTACGTATGGATGGGTTATTAATTCCGCCGGGGTGGTGACGTTAATCACTGATCCAGACTTTCCTACACCCCATATACCAACGCCCACTTTCATTGATGGTTATTTACTATTAGCCAAAGGTAGTGATGTTTATAACTGTGTCTTAGATACACCAACAGCATGGGAATCGGGAGAGTATCTATCTGCTGAAATGTTTCCAGATCCTATAGTAGCCTTAGGAAGACAGAATAATCAAGTCGTTGTTTTTGGTGAAAGTAGTACAGAATTTTTCTATGACGCTGCTAATACTAGTGGATCTCCTTTAAATCGAAATGAATCCACAACCTTACAAACAGGGTGTGCGTTTCCTTTTGCTGTTTATCAGAATGAGAAGACTTTCATTTTCACTGGACAATCCGATTCTGGTGGGCGAGCAGTATGGCAGGTAGATGGATTCCAACCGAAGAAGATTTCAGACGAATATATAGATCGTATCTTAGATAAGGAGATGAATTCAATAGGAGTTCGTGGGTTTGGTTTTAGATCAATGGGACATTTATTTTATCTAGTAAATCTACCTACGCTAAATCGGACACTTGTTTATGACACAGAAGAAAAATTGTGGCATGAGTGGTCTAGTAACCAAGCTGGAGTACATACAGCGTTTATGTGTAGTTATATGTGCGACTCACATGCCGGGGCAGCATATCTTCTACATGACTCTACCGGGACCGTTTATAAACTGGATACAAATGCTTATGTAGACGCTGGTGTCTCTATCCTAGTAGAAGTAACAACTAATAAATATGATATGGACACATACAAAAGAAAGTTTATGTCTAACCTGCGTCCTGTTGGGGATAGATACAACCAAGGTAGTATAGATATTAAATGGTCTGATGATGACTACCAAACGTGGTCTAATACAAAGACGATCAATATGGAAGACGGTTTCCCAAACTTCGCACGATTAGGGTCTTTTCGGCGCCGGTCATTTAATTTTAAGCATAGTGCAAATAGCCCGTTACGCTTGGAGTCTGTTGAGGTTACCTACTATGAAGGGGATAGTTAATGGCAAATATATTACCACCCCCTCCCATTAACGACGCCCCCGGAAGTTTTACTTGGTTGGAATGGTATAGGCAATTACGTTCTTATGTATCCACTTCTGGGTCAGTTCCGTGGTACATTATTGACTTTGCTGGATCTAGTATCACTGATATTGTTAGTAGAGATCATGGAAATCTACAAGGGTTACAGGGGGGCACTGCTGGTGAACATTACCATTTAACCGCAGCACAGACCGCTAGTATTGGTGTAGGGGCACATAACTCTTTAACTAGTATACAAGGAGGCTCTCTAACAGAAAGATACCATCTTACTGCACAACAACATGCGAGAATAGGAAATCATGGGGATTTTCTAACGACTACATCTGGTATTGCTTTGCCTACAACCCCGACTGTAATAAAGCCAGTAACAACCAGTGCTGCTGTAGGAATGACTTATGATAATACAACAGGCGTATACACGTTTACTAATGGGGGTGTGTATGCTTTAAACTTAACATTGAATCCCATTTCTACAGCAAGTAATAAGACCATCTATTTTTATGCAGAAGAAAATACAGGGAGTGGATGGTCTATTAAGCGATACTCAGCAAGAACAACATTACTTAAAAATACAACACAAGAGCAACGTGTTTTTACGGCTATTGCTTTCTTTGCTGCGGGAACACAAACCAGACATAGCATTTGGGGAGAGTCTGCAACAATTACACTAAATTCAGTAGATCTACCTGGAACTACCCCTGGAACTGCCACAGTTCCTGCGCTTCGCGTAAGTTGGGCCGGTGGTTTATAATTGACATTGGTGTTCAATTATGTTACACTATTTACATATAATGAGAGGAACTACCAATGGATGATTGGGAATATAATAATACAGAGGATGATTATTGGAGTGATACTGGTAATGAAGCAAACCCAGATACATATACCCCAACACAGCCAGTAGATGATAATTATTGGGATGATACAGGTAATGTAACTAATCCAGATTCATATGATAATACTGGCGGGGATTATACAGGATACACCCCCGGATATGAAAATCCAAACCTAACTCCTGCATGGTACAGTAATATGCTGGGTAGTGGTGGTAGTACATCTCAGTTACTTGGTAGTATCTTTGGTGGAAACAACACATCGAATCTAATCAAAGGTGGGGCTGCTCTTGTAGAGGGAATGCAGAACAAAAAGAAAGCCGCCGCATTATCTAGTATTGCTAACAGTGCTTCTATTGATCCTTGGGCAAGTCAACGACCTTTCTATCAACAACAAGCACAATCTGCTGTAACTGATCCATATAGTTCTCCTATTGTTGCGGCATAGAATTTATTACGGAACCAGATGATACCACGACCCGTTCCAGGACCAAGGGTTTTATACAAAGAAAGCCCCGGCCTTTTATTCAAAAAGATTCGAGTGCTTTCTATGGATTCCACTTTACGGGTTTCTGGAAAGATGTTGACAAATCGCTGATCTTTCGTTTTATCCTCAGATCGATTAGTCATAGAACCGATTAAAGGCACACGAACTTCTTGTACTTGATACTTATTCTTCTTAGTTGCTTGTGCCATTAATCCCCTCCCCCATCTCCACCGGTACTGCTATCAGTGGTTGACCAACCCCCATAACTTGATGCTGGGTTAGAATATCCATAAGTGGATGGTGTATAACCACTACCACTTCCAGGTCCTGCTGTATTCCCATAACCAGATCCAGAGTATGTATTAGTAGGGCTATCAGGAGCAGTCGGTGTCCAAGAACCCCGTCCACTTCCACCCCAAACTCCACCTTGATATCCAGCATCAAACCGCTGTGCTATATCTGATTTAGCATAATCACTCATAGCACGAGCAGAATCAAATCCAAATAAACGAGCTAATCCATAACCCAATCCAGCAATAGGATTAGCTGCGCCTATTACAGTTCCCAGGCCAGAATTAAACATATCTTTACCTATATCGGCGGCACTCTTATCCCCCAAGATACCGCCAACAAGGGATCCCGCTAACCCGCCTACACCCGGAATTCCAGATTTATTTAGTGCATTAGTTACACTAGATGTAAGATTCGCCGCTGCCGCAGTTTTGTTCCCTTGTGAATAGTTTACAGCAGCCGAAGCTAACCCAGAGTAGGGGCCTGCGCCAAAGATACTAGCTCCCAATCCGGCAGCGCTTGGTGCCCATCCCTGTGTCTTCCAGTTACTTGGTAGTGAGGTACTAGTAGCATAGTCACCTAATCCCATAGACTGAAAGTTATTCTTCATGGAACTATATGTACTCGCCATCGTAGGGGCTGTCCCTGATGGTGAGATAGAAAGACTTTGTAATGATGTGGGAGAACTACCGCTTGAAGTATCTGTAGGGGCACTCCAAGCCTTTCCCATATTACGACGAATTTCTTCATTTCGTAATCTATCACTACTGATCTTTTCCTTGGCTACTGTATTAGAAACATCTTGTAGTTGTGTTACCATCCTCTACGCTCGACACCAAAATACATCGAACCCTCCTCTGTCCCAAATGATAGTGCAGCAGCCTTAATATCAGCAGCCTCCCTACCTAATACCTGCCTCTGATCTATTGGAACACCGTATTCAGGAGCAAGACGAACAGCTAAACCATATAAAACTGCATCATACCATTCTTGTGGAAAGTCTGGTGTATCCGTGGAGATATTGAA